TTCTTGTTTTCCTGGTGGTTTTTTTTTTTTTTTTTTTTTTTTTTTTTTTTTCCTTCCTTTTTTTTTTTTTTTGCTTTTCATTAAAAATATATTAGATAATATTATTTCAAGATTATATTATTATTATTTATATATGAAGTATCAACAATTATTAAGAATTGATAAAATACATAATGACCCATTATATTTATTAAATATTCAATCATACAATAATAAATCAGAATTTAAGATATGCGGTTCAACTAAAAATATTTATAATATAAGTATTTATACATATAGTAAAACTATATATTGTAATTGTCCTGATGGTAAAAGTTATGCTAAAAAAAATGGCATAATATGTAAACATTGTTGTTTTGTTATTTTGAAAGTGTTAACAATTCCAGATTCTAATACTTTTTTTGATATATTATTATTTAATGATACACAAATGAATCATATAAAAGAAAAAATAAATTCATTAGAATTTATTGATAATGATTATATAAATCTTGAATATATAGATAAATTCAAAAATCTGAAATCAAATGATAATAAAATGATAATCAAAAAAAATCATGATACATTTTGTCCAATTTGTTATGATGAATTATTAGATATAAATAACAAAAAAATTAATAATCAATGTGGGTGTTGTCATAAAATATATCACAATAATTGTATTAATAAATGGATAACTATGGGAAATAACAGTTGTCCATATTGTAGATCAGAAATTAAACATAGTGATAATATATATGAATCATTAGAATAAAATATATTATTATTAATAAATGATAAAAATAATATTACTTATTATAATAACATGTATATTACTATTTATTAATATAAAAGAACCATTCAACAACAAAGCAGCCCAATATTATAAATTTACACATAATTATGCGCATCATTATGGACTACCTTTAGATGTTGTACATAATATGATTCGTAAAATGATGGATTCGCGAAAATATAAATATGTTAAAAATAATAATTATATGTAATAATGAAATCGTATTTTTGAACTAATATTTATATATTTATATATTAATGAGTACTATAATACAAAGTGGTGGATTTGCTGGAGTAGTAGCAACCATAGGTAAATTTACAGTTACAATAGTTATATCTATATTTAAAGCTTTGTATTCTGCTTTAAGATCAACATTTCAAATACGACCAAATCCAAATAAAGATTATAAATGGTATAATTTACTTAAATGGAAATATGGACATTTGTGGGTTTATATTTGGTTGTGTATAAAAACATGTTTATATTTAATAATATTTGTTTTTGGTGGTCCAATCGTTATTGTATTTGGTATAGCATATTTGTATATGAAATTGTATAGTAAATTAGATGAACGTAATGATGCTGTAGAAAAAAAATCAGATAATTCTAATTAAAATAATAAGTTAATTATTAATATCTTCATATTTAGGAGGTACTTCATTATCTTCAACTATATTGGTTTGTACCACATATTCAGATTCTTCTTTACTACATTTATAAAATAAATATCTAAGACATACCACTGCTCCACATATAGAAACTAATCCAAGTATTAATATTTCAGCCATTTATTATTAACTAATTATTATATTTTTAATATAAAATTGATTTAAAATTAATTATTTTATTTAAAAATAAGATGAAACTTAGAAAATTTCAATTAAGTTGTCCTGTATTTTGGGGATATAATAAATATATTGATATTGAAAAATATAACAATATAGATGATATTATTAAAGATATATTAGATAGTTGTGAAAGTTTTTTTAAATCACATAATTTGATAGATATGTATGAATTTTTCAAATCTATAAAAAAATCATACCATATTCATGGTATAAATTTTAATATACTACACCAATCCAAAGAAGAAGAAGTATTTTATGTATGTAGACATGATAATTGTACTAATCCAATGGATATTACATTTCAACAACGCTAAAATTAACCAAATACGTTTTCGTTACAATAATCTATATACAAAAATCCATCTTTATCTTTAAATTCATCATATATGGTTGAAATTAAACTTGATGTTGTAGGTAATGTAGATTTGTTAATAAATAAATATAATGCCTCTCCTTCATTTAATTTTATTCTTTTTCTAACAATACATATAAATTGTCCAATTGTTAATTCTCCTGGAACTAAAAATTTAGATTTTTCTATATCATCTAAATCACATTTTTTAGATTTGTTTACAATAACCGGATATCTATTAGGATATTTTGTTTTAATTTTATCAGCTTCTTTTTTTCTAGTTTCAAAATCATATTTTGTTTGAAATGGATTAGACATATAACTATATTAAAGAAAATTATTTTAAGAATTATACTTATTATATTATTAATTATTTATGTATTTTGGCACATACAATATTTCTTCAAATAGTATTACAATTAAATAAAAATAAATGTTATTATTGTACATACAAAAATAACATTTATTTATCTAAGCCTAAAATATACATACCTACTATATTTAATGTCTAATTTTAAAAAAGATTTAATATTATGTTTTTTATTAGAAAATTATTGTAAAAATAATGATTATGATTTTACGACACTATACAATAAATTAAAAGATGATAAATTAATAAATATATCATATACGCCATCATTATTAAAAAATATACCACAATTAGAAATTACTAATACTATTAATGATATTAATGACGTTAAAACTAATAACAGAGTTAATAATTATAATATTATTAAAAATATAGGAAATGGTAGTTTTGGGTGTGTCTTTGAATGTATTAACAATATAGATACACAAACATATGCTCTTAAACTAGTAAAATTAAATGAAAAAAATTATACTAAAATATTTAGAGAAGTACAATTAATGGCATCTTTTGAACATCCTAATATAGTACGCTATTATTCATCATGGATAGATAGTTCTAATGAATTTACATCCTACATTGAAGATAGTTATAGTGATGTTTCAAGTATTCAATCTAATTCTATATCATCTAAAATAATACCATGTAATTATTATCTATTTATACAAATGGAATTATGTAAAGAATCTTTATCAATATATTTAGATAAAAGTATGTTTGATTTAAATAAACGTATTCATTTTTTTAAACAAATTAATAGTGGTATTAATTATTTACATTCTAAAAATGTAATTCATCGTGACCTCAAACCATCTAATATTTTAATTGGGTTTGATAATACAATAAAAATTAGTGATTTTGGAATGTCTATTAATAATGAGTATTATAGTGATTCTTATATAAGTTCTGACTTAATTGGTACTTATTTATATACTGCTCCCGAATCTATTAATGATAAAATATACTCTTTTTCATCAGATATTTATAGTTTAGGTATTATACTATTTGAACTATTAAACAATTTTAAAACTGTTATGGAAAAAACAATAGAAATAAATAATCTTAAAGAAAATAAATGTTTTAATTTAGCATTTATAGATAAATATAACGATAATTATAAAATTATATTAGAACTAATAAATGATACTAGTTCTAAACGACCATTAAATATTTAAGTTAGTAATAAGTATAATTTGGATTTAAAGAATATTGTTTTTTATTATATTATGTCATTCGTTAAATTATTCGATATTATTTATACAGATTCGGAAACTAAATATAAATATGAATCAATCGTTAATAATATTAAAGTTCAACCATTTTTGAGATTTAACAAAAATACATGTGATCAATTTACTATTATTATTTCTAAAAATATATCTTATAACAAATCTTACAATAAATTAAAATTAGAATTTCACAATATAAATAAAAACACTATAAATAATGATTTAGTTATGAATGTATTAAATAAAATACAAAATATTATAATTTCAAACAGTAATTTAGATAATGATGAAGTATTAGAAAATGAAGATGAATTGGAATCTGATATGGATAGTGAATTAGATGAAGTATTAGAAAATGAAGATGAATTGGAATCTGATATGGATAGTGAATTAAATATAACCCCTGAATTAGAAGAAGCTATTAAATTGGTTGTTTCAAAACAAGAATATTTACAATTACATTTGTTTCAAAAAAAATATACTGAAAATGGTTATGATAAATCGCAATTAAAATATGTATCTAGTTTTCAATTAAATAATAAAATAAAAATTCAGGAAAAATTTGACATTAACCATGATAATTTTGGAGATTTTGATATAACATATGATGAAGAATTAAATTTAAACGCTCATATATATAATAATACATTACCAATTAATTATATATCAGATTTAAATTATTATAACAAATTTTTCAAAACCTTTTCATATTATGGAGGAGATGACTATGATTTAATTCAAGAATATTTACAAGATTTTGATGTATGTGATAGTTATTTGCTTACAAATATAAATAAAATAATGTCGGGGTATTATGTCAATCACAACGATGTATCATTACAATTAATAATTAAGTTAATCATGCTTTCACTCATAGGAAATTATGGTAAAACTCATAAAATGATAACCTATAAAAATTATACAAAAGAAAACACTTTTACAAATTATTTTGAATATAATAAAGATTATACTATGAATATATATGATAATTTATTGTTAACTAATTTAAATACTGTATGTGACAATTGTGATATACATTTATTAGATACCAATTATTATCATAATGATATTGGTGGAGATTTATGTTCTAAATGTTTTTCTATAAAAAAAAATGATTTTTATAAACGTATTAACTATTTGAAAAACAGAATACTAAAAATTGGTAAAATAGAAGTTTTTAAAAAAGATGTTATGAAAACGAGAAAATTATTAGGAAAAAAGAAATATAAATTAAAAAAAAAACCATATTACAAATTATTAGAAACGATAAACCAAAATTTATTAAATATTAATAGCACGCAAACTGTATGTAAAATATGTTATCAATCATTACAAACTGATATATATGTTGGAAGTGATTGTGGTCATTGTTTCCATAAATCATGTTTAGATTTATGTAAATCTAAAGAGTGTCAAATGTGCCGTGTAGATACTAAATTTGTGCGTTTATTTTTATAATTATAGTAATTTTATTGGGTTATATTATAATGCCTAAAAAATTTAATATAAAATGTCCAAAAGGTACAGTTTTAAAAAAAGGGTTTACTAAAAAAGAATATACACGAAAAAATGGTACAAAAGTAGCGAAACAAACAATAAAACCAAAATGTGTAAAATCTAAAAGACTCACAAAAACATTAAATATACCAAAAAAGAAAAATGGTAAAGTAATAATACCACCACTTTCAAAAAAACATTTGCTAGGAAAACATGGCTACAAAAATACTAAAACATTAGGTGTAAGAAAAAGACATAAAGCATTAGATAGTGCTATAAAAGAATATAGTGCTAGAAAAGTTCTTAGTAAAATAGGAGTCTTAAAAACTCTTCACAAAAATAAAGATCCATCATTATCAGAAAAATACCATGATAATATGGTATGGTTAAGAAAAAAATATGATAATGAATTTAAAGGAAATTACAAAGTTAGTGCCTTATATAAATCTAAATAATTATTTTTTTAGAATAGTCAATGTTACTATAAATCTAATTTACTCTTTTTTAATACATTATTTTGTTTCCAATTTTTAATTATATAATATAATATAGTATAAAATGGCATAACCAGCCAAAATATATTTACCCACATAAAAGCTCTATCAGTTAACCATCTATTTGATGGAAAATGAGTACTATTATAATTTACATTTGATGGTTCTTTTTCTTGGATAAAATATGCGAACATATACAAAAAACTATTCATAAATTGTGTTCCCATACTTACACTTAATGTTATCAAATAATTATTATGATTTCCAAACAATTTAAACATTATAGATAAAAATGAAAATAACGCACATTGTGTACAATGACTACCTTCAATAATTCTACTCCAATCATCTCCATGACTCATATATTCTCTATCAGCCCATGCTCCATATTCAGAATAAAATATATGTGATAGTTTCCATGGTAATACATATGATATATCATAATTATTGGTCCATACATGTTGATTATTATTAATTAACTCTTGTGCCATGTGCGTTACTTTCATATAATTTGAAATATATGAGATTTCCCATACACCAGTTAAAATAGTCATCATAACCCAAAAATAGGTTGCTTTGTTAATAGATTTAAGTTGAACAAACGAGTTTCTAATAGTTATAGATCCAATAAAATATAGTATTATTTCTAATACCCCAATAGTATATCCTTTCATTTGATAAATACAATAGTTATGTTTTTAAATAAAAAATAAAATTGATATTCAAAATATATAATGATTAATATTAATCAACATGGATATATTACCATATGAATTAAATATTAAGATTTTTGAACATCTATTACCAGATAACTCTTGTGATATAAAAGAATTTCAAAATTACTTTTTAGTAAATAAATACTGGAATACTATGTTCAATTCATATCAAATACGACAATTATTTCTAAATACTATTTTGAAAGACAATGACCCTATTTTGAAAGACACCAAATATTTATCTATTCCAATTGATTATGGTACACAATTCTCATATAATAATCTAATTAAACATCATTGCTACAATAATATATTATGTACATATAATCAAATATTAGTAGATATTATTGGCTATTATAATTTAATTCATCTACCAGTATGTAAATTCAAAAACGCAAAATGTATAGATAATATATGTTTTGATAAACAATGTTACTTTAGTAATCATTCTATTGATAAGTATATAACAAGTTCATTAATGCGTGGTATAGATGATTTAGGAAGACACTACTTGTTATTTGTATATACAGATACTGAAACAGACGAACTATATTATGAATTCATTTATAACAAAATTACAAATAACGATGTAATTACTACATATTCTGGTATGTACAACAATACATTTATTGGAATGTTAAGTGATAATACTCATTTTCCATCAATAAATGGTCGTGAGTTAAATACATTATCATACAAATACATAGAAAAATTATTAAAAAGAGAAAAATGTTGTATTCCAAAATACAACAACTATTATGATATTTATTTAGAAACAAACTTAGGAAATATTGAATTATTGTAATTATTTAGACATAATATTAATTTCTACAATCTTTATTGTAAATATCTAATATTATACTTGGTAATTCATCTTTATTAAAAATTGTTTTCATTATATTTCCATTGAAATAACCTATAAGCTGAAAATGGTACTGATTTAAATAGTAAATTATAATTGTTTTTTCATTATTATCTAACTCTAATGATGCTGTAGGATGTACTGTAAATTTATCATGAATATTATTAGAATTGCTATCATTTTCTGAATTCAATATTATAATATTGAATTTTAATTTTTTTTGTAACAATTGTAGTAAAATATGATCACCCCACATACTACTATTTATAATAATGTCTTTTAATTTACCGATTGTATTTATTTCATTTGGATCCCATTCTCCCAAAAAATTATATTCATTTTCTTCATAATCTAATTTATAGGATTCAATAATAAATTGAAAGTTATCTTTTGTTATAGTGCTTGCTGCTAATTTTCGTAATTCAGAAACATCATATTTAGGTAGTCGTAATTTTTCTAAATATTGACTATTTAATGCCTCACACAATACATGAAATAGACAATCACCATCGGAACCACATTCTAACAACCCAAAACACGAATTTTTAGATTCGGTTTCTTTCAATCTACGCTTCCATCCAAGACACAGTTTAGTCCAACCATAATCACTTAAATAATTATGCCAATTATGTTTTGTTATTTTTTTAGTATCATAATAAGTTTCACCATTTTTTATAAATAATTTATTGGTTAAATAATAATTCATATTAGTATTATACCATATTATATGCTTAAGTATTACAAATGATCAACTTGATGGGAAAAATATAAAGGAGCACCACTATCACCTAACGGAACTGCTGGAGCTTTAGCAATTGTAACCTCAATTGGGATATTATTTTTAGTTGGTAGTATATCAGTTTGATCTATAATATTTGGAATAGTTGGACGATGATTATCTTTAAACACTAATCTATTTGAAATATTATTTTCAAATGGTAATTCTACTTTAGATTGTGGATCATTACATAACCATTCCCATCGATTCCATCCAGTTCCTCTTAAATTACATGATGGATTACTCAATCTTGTATTTTCAGTTGGTCTCATATTACAATTTCCAAAATTTTTTAACTCAATTGAATTATCTATTTCTCCATCTTTATTAAATTTTGGTACAAAACTATCACTACTACAATTACTTAATTTTCTATTAATATTTATTAATTCCGAATCTACATCTATCATTGGAATATTTTTAGCTACACTATTTCCACTTCGTTGTATAATTATTTGTGGATCACGTGAAAAACAATCTTCATTTGAAATACATGGTGTAGCAAGTTGGTATTCGCCAGGGGCTATAGATTCTGATAATTCTTGTTTATATGTGCATGAATCATAATCAAGTCTATTGAAACTCATATATATTTATAGAAGATATTTATTTATAAAAATAAATCAATTAAACTAAAAATGGAATATAAATAAAATTATGATTATTGTTTGTTAAATTTTAGAATAACCTAAATAATTCATAACTGATTTATCGTAATGTATATTTATTTTATTAATATTGTTTTTATTCAATTTATTTATTTGTTCATTATTCATATTGGTTATAGGTTTTTTGTATTTTTTTATTTGTAATGTTTTATCAAAATTAATATCATTTAATTCTGGTAAAAATCTAATTAATCTTTTTTTTTCAGAGATTGTATTATCACACAAATCTTCATATTTAATCAAATGTGATATAGATTTATATTTTTCATATTTTTCTTTTATCAATTTTAATACACCAAAACTTTGTTTTCCAGCTCTATTATAATCATTAATATTATTCCCTCTAACAATACCTTCCGATATAGCATATGGATTTCTTACAAGAAATATAAATATTACATTCGGAAAATATTTTTTTAACATGTCAATTCTAGTTATATTTGTTGGTGATTTTTCTAAACATATTGGTTTTTCAGTATCCCAATGATTATACCATGAATTTTTTATAGATTCCCAATTATAATTCTTTTCATTATTATAAATATTGTATGTTTCTAAATATAAATGCTTTGTAGTATTTTTATTTCTTGGATTTGGTCCAGAAAAATTTAAAAATTGTCCTTCTCTATTAAAAGATGAAACATTACTACAATTTGAAATATATTTTGATAACATTGTTGAACCTGAATTAGACGAGCTTATTATGAATACATGTT